GAAGTTGGTTCGATATATTGCTTAGCAACGATCCACATTCTCCTAAAACGTTTATCCTGGACTTGAAAGCCAAAATCCATATTCTTCAGCACAATTTTAGCTGCAATCGGTTCACCATCATCATTGAATACATTTTTATCGAATTTATAAACCTTTTCACCGCCAAAATAAAGAACCCCCGAACGATTCAAGAAAGTTTTTGCTTTAATGTTCGTGAATACCGTCCAATTTCCTATTAGGTTATCGAATACGACTGTCAACCCACTAGGGAATGAAAGGTAATATTTATCGTCAAAGAACGTCGCAACAGCCTTTTCCTTATCTGCCAGTGAGATAGAATTTAACGTATTTGTGATATTTTCAGATGTAACATTCGCACTTACATATTCCTGGTCTGTACTAGTCAAAGCGTAGATGTGATTATCTGATAAATAGAAAATGCTATTCCCTACTCTTTTAATAGAACCAGGTGCAATGCAGCCGTTCGGAACGTTAATTCTTGTAATTTGATAGTCATTAGCCGTCCGTCCATTTCCGTAAATCATCCATAATGAACGCTTACAGAATACGGCTACCCCTTGACGGAATAACTCTAAATCTACAATCTCGTCGTTATCATCTACCGCTAAGTCAAAGAAATGCGTTGCAGGGAAGTAATCGAACACCCCAAAGCCTAATCCTGGGTCAATATGAGAAAATGACACACGATTTTTATTTGTTGGATGCCCCACAATATAAATTCGTTCACCATTTATCACCAGTGATCGGACCGCTGAAAGATTCTCCATATCATTTAATCCTGGGTCTGTTATTTCCGAATTATCACCAGTTGAAGGTGTATGAGGTGTAACTTCTTTCACTTCAGTTCCGTTGTATGTTTTCAGCTTTCCGCCGTCTGCAATCAGCACAACGTCATTCATACTTCTGTCATTGTAAACAACCAGTTTCACCTTATCCGTTGTTAAAGGGTTCGTCATGGTAACAGGCACAAGCGCCGTTCCATTATCCTTCATTAAATTCGTTCCACTGACCGCCAGTTGCTCGATAGTGCCGTTATTTTTGTAAAAGTCATACAGTAAGCTAACAGGCGTGTTTCGATGCTCTACATAGCCGTAACGCTTTTCAATATAACCTGGTCCAACAAAGACATTGACACTTTCTGCAAGCTCCTTGTCGTCAATTAGGTTGTTTGAAGGCTTTTCATTCAGTCCTAGCACGAAATTATTGAAGGTAACTGGTGGTAAGTAATTACTCATTAAAACCACCGCCATACACATTCTTAATTGGTCTAGGTACTGATCTAGTTCGGTTGATGTAACGAATAAAATCTTCTTTTCGTAGGTTATATTCTCTCAACGCTACCCGTTGCATATCGTCTAATTCATCCTTAAACTTTGCTTTTGAAACGGAGAATAGAACGAGTAAATCATGAAACGGCGTAGGTATTGCGGGGATATCAGTATCACTTGCTAAATGGGGAAGGGATGCAATGTATATCAGTTCAATATTTCCTTTGATTCTCGTGTTTTGGAATTTTAGTGTACTCCCGATTAACTTATATCCTTCAGAATGAAAGTCATTCAGCGGAAGTCTTGAAAGGTGACAACTCATAGCATCTACTTCCAGGAAGTCGGCAGGAAGAACATAATCAGTTGCACCGCTTGTCATTGGAATATAGATACTTTTTGTATACCTTGCAATCATTGATAAATCGTCCAACGCTCGATTAATCCATCCATTCATTTCAGTGTTGGCAATTGGATCACTGTTATCTTTTAAAATTTCAAAGCGTAGCTCCTTTAAATTCATGATAAACCTCCCTACATACAAAAAAAGAGGGATGAAAGCTTAATTGCTCCATCCCCCTTCTTGTTATTTTTCTTTAGTTGTTTTTGGTGCTCTTACTTGTTTCCAACCATCCGCAACCATAGCAGCAATTTGAGTTTCGTTGTTTTGAACTTCCATTTCTGCTTTTGCGATTACGTCGCCTTCTTCATTTTCGATATCTTTTACGAATTTAATAGCCATAAAGAATTAACCTCCTATTAAACTTCTAACCAAGCGTAAACGCCTTTTTTCTTTGCATCTAACACGAATGAATCGTAGTATAGACGACCTTCTACCAAGTGACCGTTGATCCCTGGAGGATTGTCATGTGTTTTGTAATCTTCTAATTTCTTAGGAGAACACATTACAGACTTGTGCGTGATAACAAAAGGTGTTTTTGTTGGGAAATAAATAGATGGAGCTTTAACGATTTTCACACCGTCAATTTCTCCAACTTGTCCAGTAATTAAGCGTTGAACAGATAAATCCGCAGCCTTTGTGAAGTTACCATCTAGTTTAATAAAGTTGTAGTATTTTGGTGTTACGAACGCAACACGTCCTTCTACTGGTACTTTATTTTCGTCTAAATATTCTTGAGCCGTTAAGAATGAAGTATAAGCGTTAGCCGCCGTAATGTTTGTAGCCGTTGGGCGACCACTGTTAGCCGTAGCTGCTGCAACCCATTTTGTTAAACGGTACGTATCAACTTCAGGGATTACAACCTCGTTAATCTGCCTAGAAAGAGCCTTGCCCGCTTCACGAACCATAACAGAATCCATGTAGTTTCCTTTATCAATCGTGAACGAGAATGAACGATCTTGTGTAAGAGTGTAAGTCGCCACAGTGTCGTCTAATTCCGCAGGTGTTCCGTAACGGTTCGCACCAGTACGTACATAGTTGTTCATTGCTGACGTTGCGATAGAGTAAACATTGATTGTCTTAACTCCATCAAAATCGTAGTCCTTGTGCGTTGCCGCCTCAGTGAAACTCTTAAATGTAAACCTTTCATCAACCTTCGAGCTATACTTACTTGCTAAGTTAACTGCCATTGTTTACCACTCCCAATAAGTTGTACCCAACATTACCAGTCGTTGTTAGAATCGAACCCCGCTAGGAAGTCGTCAATCGGCGTATCACCGCCACCATGCTTAGTAATACCGCCACTGATCGTAGCCTTCTTTGTGTTGCTCTGATTCTGTTTGTAGACAGATAATTGTTGAGCCATTTGTTTTGTTTGAAATTCCATGAACGCATAACGTAAAGGAATTTGTTTTTGCTCACGAATATCCAATACTTCTTGCGGTATTTTGTCAGTTTCAGGGTTAAAATCTTTCCCATTCGCTTGACGGTACGCATCGAAAAAGTCTTGATATTCACTCATTTCACGTTGTTGTTGTTCTTGTTGTTGTTGTTGCTCCTGCATTTGAGCGCGGAATTTTTGGCTTTCTAACATTTCCCTTGCATATTCTTCAGGAATGTTGTTTTGCACCAGTTCATCCAATCTCGCTTGCTCTTGCATTAATCTAAATTCGCTCACAAAATCATTTACATCCTCATAGCCATTTTCTTTCGCCAATTCATCGACGAATGATAATCGCGGATCATTCCGTAAATCATTAAGCTGACCGTAAATTTTTTCATAATTCATTCCCATCTGACCAAGTTTGACCAATTCATCATAAGGAATGTGCTTTTCTTCACCGTTGTAGACTAATTTGTGTAAGTCTTGTTCGGGTTCTTCTTCAATCTCCGTTTCCTCTTGCGCGCTAGAATCATCTTCAATTGAAGAAAATTCATCATCATCCAGGTTGAAATCATCGTCTGATGGTATGTCAGTGTCGATATCTTCAAAACTGTCATGTGATGGTAATTCGTTTTCATTTTCAAACATAAAATACCTCCTAGCCTATGGTTGGGCTATTTTTAGACGGGGGAAGTTTAATCTGTCTTTACCCGTTGTGGGACAGTTACCCTGTTTAACGAATGGGAAGGGTCGGGTCGCTTGCTTTTATTGAATTGTCACTCAGCACCATTGGACAATATTTGAATCGGGTTATCATTGCACTATGGCAAATCCCCCAAATTTCAACTTTGTGATGTATAACACATACAGTTTACATAATATATGTTAAAGGAAGTTGCCCTCAAACCGTTGGTATGACTGGTTTTCTGAGAACAACGTTATGAATAGTGTCAAAAAGCTTATGCACACACTACATATAGATGTGCTTTTTGTTAGATAAGATTCTTTTGAAGGTGAAAAATGAATAAAATACTGTATATTTCAATCTTCTTCTTCACCAGGACATTTCTCTAAACCATTCGGAATATTGCGACAATCCGTCGTGTAAGTGTATAAATCGTCACATTCTCCACAATACTGAAAACTGACGATCCCATCCTCACATTCACATCCATGAACTTCATCACACATGAAATCTGATTGCCATCCTAATTGACTATTACATTCAGGACAGTTCATCATTTAGGCGGTCCTCCTGGATTTTGTTGTTGTTGTTGCTGAGCAGCTACCGCTTGTTGAGCGGCTAGAGCCTTTTGTTCTTCCATTCGTACTTTCATTTCCTTCACAAGTTCTTCCTTTTTCGGAATTAACTCGTCAGGTGAACGTTCCAGGAATTGAACAGGGTCAATGAATCCGCTACTTAACAAGTTTGTAAGTGTTTGGTTACTAGCCACTTCAGACCAAAATGAGCTTTCGCCTACATCCGCTCGAACGTTTAGCCATAAGTCTTTCAGTTTATTGAAGTCATATGGGATTACCTGGCGTTGTGTTTGTTCACCCATTGTTGGCGCGCCCGTCATTGGATCAACACCCGTTTGAATCGGTACTGTAATATCAATTGGTAGAGGACGTAAGCCGTAATTCGTACCCATCATATCGAATAGAATGTGACCTACATCTTCTATAAATTGGTATAAATTCGCTTTTGGGTTCTCCAATGGGATAGCAGCCGTTTTCTGTACGGCGATAATAGCTGAAGTATTGTCAGGTGTAACGTTACCTAATGACGTATCGTTGATACCTAACATATCTTTTGTCATTGTCATTGCGTACTCTAATACTTGTACGATTTGAGGTGACATATTCCCAGGTTCTAAGTAGCCTGCAATGTTTTTGATATTTGCTCCAATATCCGTTGCATAGATCGGAATCGCTGAGCCAATTTCATTATTCCATTCGTTCACATAATCCGCGTTGTAAACTGGTTTAGGGAACGCCGTTTGCATTAGATGGTACATTACCATTGCAAACATACGGTTGATAAAGATTTGGTTTGGAAGGACTGAAGATGCAACCCCTAAGCCATGATAAGAGTTTTTCTTCTTCTCCCAATTCATCCAGGCAACAGGGAATTGCTTGTAACCAGTGTCAATATTTTCATAGATATATGACTTCTCAACGCTTTTACTCATGAAGATTGTTTCCACTTCTTCAGTTAATGGCTCGCCCGTCATTTCATCCAGTTTCGGTTGCCCTAGCTCGTCTAAAATCGGCTTATCAACCTTCCCTTTGCGGTATACGATGATATATAAAGCTTTTCCGCCACTATCTGCATCGACTTCAATCTTTCCGCTATCGCCCGCCATATCAAACGTGTTGCGATCACTTTCGATTGATTCTAAGTCAGAGCCTTCGCCTTCTTGCTGCATCTTTGCGTATTTATCTTTTTCTTTTTGTAGATTCTCGACCATATCACGACCTGAGATAATGATGTACGGTTGTTTCTGAGGGTCAGGATTGTTGGCGTTACCGAAATACACGTTCGTTCCGTCTACAATCTCACAACAGATTTCACCTCTTACACCTTCTAATGAACCCCCGTTCGATAATGGAACGATATTTCCATAAGGTTTATGCTCCATATCATAATAGAAGTGTAAGCAGGCATCACCAGTGATAGCTGCATCGAATAATAGGTCCTTAATCTTGATATCAAACTTCATTTTTTCTAATAAGTTGTTTACTTGCGCGTTGGCAATGCTTGCATCGTCTAATTCACTCATTCCTTCTAAGCCAGTGAGCGGTTCAAAGTGTATTTTTGTCTTTGTACTTGTCAAACTAGCCACCAGGAACGTGATAACACGCTTAATAATGTTGAATACTGGTTTTGGCATATTCTCAGCATCTATATTGCGCCATTGATCGCCATTGAAGAACGCCCATCCAGTATCAACAACGTCATTGTAAGGCGGTTTTAACTTGTTATTGTACGTTTTACCATTTTCGTACAATCGCCAGTCTTTCGTTTTACTCATAAACTACGCCCCCTATTCTTCGCGTACCCTTGCATAAGCCTTTTTCTCGTTATAGCTCATGACTTCATTAAAATCTTTTAATAATTGTTGTTGTTTGCGTTGCTCCACTTCATCCATTTCAGGAAGTCTTGCGCGCTTGTTGGCTTTCATGCCTAGTTGGTACGAGAACCACATAAGGAAAATTAAAGAAAGAGCCGTCACAAGACCGCTCACGTACATTGTTATCATCACATCACCACTTTGTTAGTTGTTTGATAGGCGGTTTTGCACCTAGTTCACGACGGAATTTATCCATCTTTTCTGAAGGCGTCATGTCGTCAGGATCATCCACCTTCTTTTTCTTCTTGATATCTCTATGTCGCATGACTTCTTCATTGAGTGCATAACGAACGGCATCTATTGAGTGATTATTTTTGTCAGGGAATGTGTTCTTTAGTTCCCCTGTTGTCTTATCACGCTCGATTTCATATGTCAGAAATTCTTCAGCGGTGTTAGGGCAACGTGTATCGTCTATGATGATTTCCTCTAGGTCCTGTAAAAACTTGATACCGTATTCGACTGAATCAGGTCCTTTCTTAGCTGCCTTCATCCTCAGACCATGTTGTCGGAACTCAGATATACTCTTAGGTTCGGCGCTATCTGCCGTTATAAAGTCGTTGTTCTTGTTTTCCTCTTTGATGTGCTTGATAGCCATCGTATTTGATAGACCGACTTTGTATAGCTCATGGAAGATGTATAAGCGTTTCTTCTTACGGTCATAGTGCATGACAACGTAACTGAAGGGATCGACGGCATAACCCCAGTCATTACCGCGCTTAATGTTCCAAAAGCCACCGATTTCTAGTTCCTCATTGCCGTATATCTCATGGTCATGTATCTGCCTTATGGTCACGTTCTTGAATACCTCGCCACCAGTACCGACTACAAGCCCTAAATACTCATGTTGATACGCTGTCAGGTTCGTTTCCTTCAGATGTTCAGCATCGGCTATAAACTGAGGACCTAACCAAGAGGGATCAACACTCAAATAGTCGCTATGATGAACCAGTCTGTCAGAACGTGTTAATAGCTTTTCAGTGTTCACCCAGTTGTTACCGCTAGCAGGTGGATTGTATGAGTAAAAGACTGTTGCGTTCATGCCACCACGAAGTAACGACTGGTTAATGAGCCGTATTTCTGCCATACCGCCGAACTCGTCAAGTTCTTCATACCATAGGTACTTCGCGTAACCACGACTGAATTTGATACCCTTGATACGTTTTGGTTTATCTGCCCCGCGGTATACGATCCGTTGACCAGTCTTAATGTATGTGAGTGATAATGGAGATACAGATTCCTCCCAATATTCCTCTACACCAAGAGCGGCAATCGCCCACAATAATTGCTCATGGACCGATTCGCGGAGTGTATCTTTGACTTTACGCAGTATCACCGCGTTCGCGTCGGGGTCTTTCATCATGCCGAGTATGATTTCAATACTAATGAAGGATGATTTCGTCGAGCCACGTCCACCGCTCAGCCAGTAGAATGTATATTCATTCTTCTTAATGCTTTTGTGAACGTCATAGAACGCAGGCGCGATTACGTCTTTCAGCGCTACTTTCATTAGTCGATATCATCCACGATCTCAACGCCGACCTTCCCTGAGATTTCCTTTTTCTCAGTAAATAGCGCATATCGTTTTCCGAGTAGTTCAGCGGCTTTATTTCGGTCTTTTACGCCTGCTTTCAATTCCGCGATGGTAGAACCTTCTTTATCGAAAATGACTTGTTCTTCGGTCATTTCGCCACGCACAACGCTAGTTAAGTATTCGAGCACTTCTTCAGCATCGGCAATTCGCTTATTTTCCATATCACGCAACCTCTTTTCTATATAGGATTTTACGTCAGCATTGGTAAACAGGCGTGAACCCTGTTGTTTCGCCGTTTTGGAGCTATATCCCGCAAAAATAGCCGCTTGTGTCAAATTCAAACTTTTTATATATTCTTCAGCAAAAGCGCGTTGTTTCTCATTTAATTTCATTTATCCCACCTCTATGCTAATCGCTTATTTTATTCATAGAAAAAAGAGTACCAACGGAACTCCCCAGGACCGTTAATACTCTTATCTCACTCGTATAATCTTATTTAGTTGTCAAGGATCATCGTATATAACATAAGACTTCTTACACCTTGTAACTACCTAGAACAGTACGACCCGAAATGTCAGAAACGATATCGCACATATACTACTTTAATGTATATCATAGACAAGCTATCCATATTTCCCTAATTATTCACAATTTTCTAATATATGTCATATTTATATACGATACCGAATATAATGTATTAATCATATATGAAAGTAGGTAATCAAATGAGAACTGAACTGGATATTGTTATCTTATTAGAGGAATACGACTTTTTCGACGCGGTAGAGCTTTACTTACAAAACGGCGTACCAAGTGAACTTGAAAGCCTGGAACAATGGAAACAGTTGACACCTGCTCAAAAGTTAGAAGTTGAAAAAGTCTATACATTCACTCAATACGATATACAAGATTCAATTTTCAGAGTTTACATTGATTCTATATTCCCTGATGATGCCGACCTAAAACGTGAAAACTTTGAAAGAGCTATGAAAGAAATAAATACACTCTTTGACCTTGATTAATTTCAAGGTTCTTTTTATGTTCGTTATCGCATATATTGAACTGTATCATAATTTAATATGGGAGCTGATATAATGCGCACGATCAAACTTGATAGTTATTTAACGGAATTTAAATGCGTTAACCACATTGTCGATTATTTAAATGAAACAATGGTAACTGATTATGAAATAACGTATAAATCATTTGTAGAATTTGAAAGTGATAGACCATTAACACACGTACAATTTAAATTCATATCATTTCTAGGGAATGACACAATATTTTTTATCGAAAATATGCCTACACAATATGCACATGATTTCATTGAATTAGTCAAAGAGTTTTTAACATGAAGGACCTGAAAAAGGTTCTTTTTTTGTTCTCTTTTAGTTCGATACCGCATATAATATACAAACTGAATTTAAGGAGCTGAGAACATGAAATTTTTTCATAATATCAGTACACTGGAAGAACTCAAAAAGGCATACAGAAAATTGGCTTTGATCCACCACCCAGACCGCGGAGGACATGAAAAAGATTTTATTGCATTAAAAGACGAATACGACCTGCTATTTAAACGATTGAACAAACAAGAATCATACAACAAATACCAAAAGCAGCACGATCAAACGAAAGAGAAACACGACCAACGCTATTATGAACAAGAGAACAACTTCAAAGAAATCATTGACGAACTAATCAATTATGATATCGACCTAGAAATTATCGGTCATTGGATATGGGTAAGCGGTAATACATTCCCAATCAAAGACATATTAAAGCGCCTTAACTTTAAATTCAGTAGCAAGAAAAAAGCCTGGTACTTCCATGAAGGCGAATATGTAAAGAATCATAAGAAATCATTCACACTAGACGAGATTAGAAATATGCACAACACGAAGAAATACAAAACTAATTCTAAAACGGCTCTTAACGGATAACGTTAGGAGCTTTTTTCAAAGGAGGAATAACCATGACACGCGGAGCAACCTTCTATATCAATTATTATGAACACAATAGAGAATACAATTTAAAACAACTTCAGGACTATGACAGATACGCAAGGCGCGATATTGAACGAATGGAAGAAGAAATAGAAAAAATAAAAGAGTACCGCGAAAGTATTTTCAAGCAATCTCAGATCGTGCTGAACACACCAATGAAAACAGTCGTTAAAGTGACCCGTTCACATTCCGAGCGCGTTTATTATTACATTGCGGTTTATACAACACCAAAAACAGAAGATTTAAGCGACTTCTACCGTCATATCGTTGCAACGAAAATATATAATGAGCGATTCCCAGGAACAGAACGGCACAACGTTTTAAAGCTTGCGACGAAACTTGCTGAAGAACACGATGCAATCCTAATCAAGAACTTCTAACGAGGTTCTTTTTTTGTGTTAATATGGTACGATAACGCATATAATATAGTGTAGGATAAAAAAGGAGGAATTTAAATGACAGTTTATGACGGGCATCATGTGAAATTATTTGTTGTGACGTATTACAATAACGACCCCGTAGAAGGTTATGCAGGTTCTAAAGTGTTCACAACTAAAAGTGCAGCTAAACGTTGGATTGATTCAGAAGTCAAAGACTTTTTAAGTCAGGAAGATTCTAGTTGGTTCTTATTCGATGAAGGATTCGACGATACAGTTAGTTTACGTGACCGCGAAGAAGATGATTACACTACCTTAGAATATTCCATCGGTGAACAGAACTTGTTATATATGCGCGAGTGTACGCATTGTGATAGTCCAATGAATGAAGGATATTGCATTGATGATGGTCTTGAATATTATTGTTCTGATTCCTGCCTACATCATCATTATTCCCCTGAAGAATACGCTGAATTACTGGAAACGGGTTACGGCTACTATTCAACATGGGATGAACACGAATGACCAGGAGCTTTTTTCCTGGTTTTTTTGTGTTAAAAAGATACGTTAACGCATATAATAACCAAAAGGAAGGTGATTTCATGGAACATTGGACGTATGAGGATTTATTTACAAAATGGTCACTCGAAAGTTTAGCTGAATTGTTAGATGCCCCTCACGATCTATACGACTTAGGATATACAGACCTTGAAACACAAAAGCGCGTTGTATTGCTATCAGAACAACTATTCACAACAATTATGTGTTTACATCGGTACTATAACGGCACATCTAACGATAAATTAAATTACGAACACCTATTACACTGGATACAAGAACAGGAGGAACAATTAAAATGAATTGCTTACAACAATTATGGAGCTGTCAAGATGCTAGTAAAGAATGGGAACTGTCACCTCACTACATTAAAAATTTATGTAAAGCAGGCAAAGTCAAGGCGGTACAAATCGGCAAGACCTGGATCATAGATAAGAATCAACCAAACCCAAGAAAAGAGCGTGATTATGTATGAATGAAGTCGTCGAAGGTTTGAAGTTTAGACAGGTGGATAATTTAACCGACCAACTAGAAATGGATGAAACGGTAATTGATTACGTGATTGAACGAACTGGCGACAACGAATATAAAGTAACAATTGTACGTGACTAGGATATTATTTCCTAGTCTTTTTTTGTTCGTTACCGCATATAATAGAACGTAAGCTACTATTAGGAGGAATGACGATGAAACGTACTGAAATTCTATGCCCTGAGTGTTTCAAAGGAAAGTTATTACAAGAGGATGAAAAGAATTGCTATTGTGATCGTTGCGGAACTGAATTTGTTAAAACTGGTGACAATACGGTGAAATACAAATGATAACGGCTAATATTGTTTGCTTAAAATGTGACGAGATAACGGAACACGAACTAGATGCAGAAACGAAAAACGTTCGAGTGTGGGTCTGTAAAGCCTGCCAAGAAACAATATTTGAATCAAAAGATTATTGAGCGGGGTTCTTCCCTCGCTTTTTTTATTTCCACAACTGGAATATCTTTGTCATAGTTGGAAATGACGTTACGATGGTATGATGTTCTCGTAAGCCAATACGATTAAAGGAGCTGACGATCTATGAGAAACCAACAATTAATGAATCAATTAAAACAGGAAATTGCTCAAGAGTTTGGAATTGTATTAGGTCCTGATACTTCAGCACGCGATAACGGACGAATTGGCGGAGAATTAACAAAGCGACTGGTACGCCTAGCATTAGAACAAATTGAAAATAAATAAAAATTATTACCAATGTAATCACACATTTTCTTTTCTCGCATACGATACAGTATAAACAGAAAAGGGAGCGTGTTCTATAATGACACCAAGACAAAAACGAATTTTAGTGAATATCGTATCTTACGAAAAGTTGGTAAGCGACAACCTTACTCAAATTGCTGAAATGGAACGCCACTTAAAAGAGTTACGTCGCATGAACAAAGTTTTCGTAGATAAAATGATAGAGCTAAATAAATCGTATAGTGAACGATGAGCCAGGTGGAAATTTCCTGGTTCTTTTTCTGTTCGATACCGAATATAATAGAGTGTAACAACTTCATATTTGGGAGGTAATTCAATGGAAATCAGATTATGTTACTTCGATGAATGGTTACAAGAGGAAAAAGGTCAAACATGGCAGGGAATCTACAACGATCTAGCTTTTGAAGGTTTGAGCGGTGATGAAATATTCGAGAAACACGCCGAACTGTCAGACGAATTTGAAGAACATTGCGAGAACTTCGGTTTACACCCACAATATGAATAACGAAAAAGGACTAGGAAAGAGCGATTTTCCTAGTCTTTTTTATATGTAATTTACCGTTTCACAGGTGCTATTATTTACCGTTGCGCTAACAGAACGGAGTACGCCATAGACTTTTACCAAAGCGACTATTACATTCTATACTAATTCATATGAGTGCTAAGTTCATACGCTTTGTGTTAATTCATTGCTTTTCTTGTATCGACTGTTTCGACGTCATGTTGCTGCATAAATACCAGTGTCGCAACAATGCCAGTTTCAATTAATGCGATTTCTTTAGTATCGAACAAAACACCTTGTTCAATCGCTTGTTTTACTGTTTCATGTAATACGATTTTTACAAATTCTTCACTATCCACAACTTTACTTGTCCTCAATTCATAACCTCCATTCGTAAGGAGATTATATCATGGTTCTATATCGAATGTCATTACCTATATCCAAGTTCTAACGCTAAAAGTTGAATCACTTCATCGCGGTATTTATACACCTTATTTTTATTCGTGTTCATTTCTTCAGCAATGCCAATCATTGTAAGAGTAATCGGCTTTTTCCAGTATGCTAATTGAATAAATGTTTGATGTTCTTTCGGAAGAATGGCATATATTTTCTCGATTGCATCCACAACCTGCTCCAAATAAGAAAGTTGCTTATGTGTAACTAGTCGCGTTGCAGTTTCACTTGTTGGATCACTGACCCCACCTGAACGCCCACCACCTATATTTTCATCGACTGGTTTACTAGCATATATGATTTCTTCACGTAATCGCAAGACCTCGTTTTTCGTATCGAAATACGTTGATAGCTCACTTTCTAGGTAACGGTAAGTCGTCTTTTTCAGCTTTACCATCATTAACCCCCTTCAGATATCCCATGCTATACCCATGATTAAAGGCGGCGTTGTATTCCTTCGCTTTTAATTCTCTTAACTGTTCTTTTTTTAACTTGTTCAACTTTTTTCTTTGCAATGGTTTTCGCCCTCTTTTCGATAGCTTTTTGTTTTTTATAATCTTTCAACAAAACAAATTGACCACTGTTCTTCGGATATTCAGTTAATTCAGTTAATTTAATTCCTGGGTATAGATACTTAAATAATTTCACACGATATAAATACAAATCAGTCGCGTAACCTTTGATTTCAATGATTTCTTCGCTATCGTCGTTATGTATGATCTTGAAGTCTGCCGTATAGCCTGCGCCCTGGATTTCTTCACCCTGGTATATAAAATCTGTCATGAGCACGAAATGAGGTTGCAATGAGAAGTCTTTTATTGCCCCTTCCTGAAGTCTTTTCAGTAAAAGGTTGTAGTATTTGCTTTCGCTTAAACTATCAAACGTAATGCCATCCAGTGACGTTTTACGCGCGTTTATTCTCATTTGCCACTAGAACCTAATCCACCTGAGCGGGATTCCAGGATTGTTTCATCGTCATTTGTTAAGTAATACGGTAAGAAGATTGCTTGCATAATGCGTTCGCCTGCTGCAATGAAGAAAGCATCCGAACCATTGTTAATGAGCGGTAAATGGATATTTCCGTCATTTTTGGGGTTGTTATAAAAACTAGAATCAATAATACCTGTTCCATTTTTTAATTGCACATTGAAGTTATTTCCGATTGAGGATCGTATAAAGCACATAAGCACTTCATTTTCAGGGAAAAATGCTTTCACATCCGTTGGAAGTAAAATGCTTTCACCTGGGAGTAATAAGATATCAACTTTCGTGTAGAAATCATATCCCGCTGAGCCTTTATCCGCTCGTTTTGGAAGGATTGTTTCAACATCGGGAAATGCGAGAAATTGCTTTCGTACTTCTTCAAAAAATCTCATAGGATGCCCCTTTCTTGTTTCCAAAGCTTGCGACGTTTACCGACTGTTTTTGTGGAGCAATTCAGCATGACGGCAATATCTTTTACTTTGAGTTCTAAGTCAAATAATTCTTCAAATCGTTCGTAAGGGATATGCTTTTCTTGTTTATGTTTCAAGTCGTTTGGTGTAAGCATCCGACCCCATTCCTGAAGTTGCAAATAAGTAGGACACGTAAAGCAATTGACATTCTCATTGTTCGATGAAGAAGAAATGTTTAAAGGGCATGAATGACAGACACGTTCTATAAGGTCATGTATGCCTATTCTAAGCCGTTCTTTTTCGTTGGAGTACATTACTATTCCCTCACTCTTTTTCGTCGTCTAGTGGCTCTATAACGGCTAAATTAACAAGGTAATCGAATAGGATGGCTGCAATATCTTCACATTCATCCATTTTTGGAGCATAACCTAAATAAATCAATTCATTGAAAACGTGTTCGGCAAGCTTTTCCTCGTCAATGAATACTTCAAAAGGTTGATTGCTCATTTGTGAAGAACCTCCCTTTGCAATTCCTGGTATTTATCGCGCCAGTATAAAGCCATTTCACGATATTCTTGTAATTGTGATTCATACACTTTGATTTTCAAAAGTAAAGACATTAGATAATGCGACTGATCCACCAATTCCTCATAAGCATGATTGATTAATTCTTCAGCGGTGAATTTGTTATGGTCTAGCGGTCCGTCGTATTTCTCGGTTGCTTTGATTAGTTGTTTGTATTGCGTTTTTTGGTAAAGATGGTTTGAATCATGATATAAATCACTTTTTAGCTGCTTTCCGAAGTTCTCTAAAAATTCAGGTCCTCGGCTTTCTAAATCCGCCAATTCTTCAGGCGAGAAATACTTCAGCATATTCGTATTCATCATCATCCCTCCAAAATATAGTCTATAAAGCGATTGCTACCTTCCTGGAATTTCAGTTTGACAATCCCTACACTTCCTTGACGATTCTTTTCAAAAAGTAACTCAGTAATGTGTGTTTTAGGCTTGTCCGTATTTTTATTATAATAGTCCTCGCGGTAAATGAAAGCTACAACATCGGCTATTTGTTCAATTTCTCCACTATCGCGTAAATGAGATAGATTAGGTCGTTTATCTGCCTGGCTTTCAACCGAACGTGACAACTGACAAAGCAGTACAATAACAACTTTGTAATCAACCGCGATATCTTTTAACTCTTGGCATATCGCCCCAACTTCTAAATTACGATTTGCATACTTACCGTCAATTTTCAGATGGCTAAGGTGGTCAATGTAAATTACGTGCTTTTTTTCAGGTTGATCTTGTTTCAGACGTCTTACTCTTGTTCGGATATCCCTCACGTTCTTATCACGCTTAATATTCAAACGGTCCGATATCAATTCATACTCAACAAGCGCTTTACGATACTTTTTCCAATCTTCAGGCGTAAAGAATTTATTCGGATTACGCATCTTCATGATACTTATTCCACTCAATAACGCAATTTCCCTGTCAACAATTTGTTCTGTTGCCATTTCTGCTGAAATAAATGTGCCAACTGTATCAAGTTCTCTTTGAATGGCATTAGTTTTCATGTTAATTGCAAGAGCGGTTTTCCCAACTGAAGGTCTTGCAGCAATGATAATTAAATCTCCTATTTGCCATCCGTCAGTCGCTTTGTTGGTATTCAAGAATCCAGTATCAACACCTGATAATCCATCGGCAGGCGTGCTTTCATGATAGTGAACACGTTGTTGTAATTGTTCAAGTGTTGTCATTTCACGACCATTCATACTAACGTCAATCGCGTTAATATTCATAATCAGCTCATTCAAATCTGTCACTCTATGAATATCTTTCGTCTTTTCTTTGTACTCGTCAATGAGTTGCAAACTATATTCAACCGCGTTAAATTGCATAACTAATGTTTCGTATGACTTAAAACTATGTACGCTATACGAATAATCCGCGATCATTTGAATTGTTTCAGTACCGCCCATTCTAAATAAATCTTCCTGGGAGCTTTGAATTAAAGTCACTACGTTAATTAATTCGCCGTTTTTGTGTAATTCCTTCAACCTGGTAAAAATTGCTTTTGTGTTATAG